TGTTGAGGGGGGTATAGATGTCCTAGAAAGCTTTATTAGAGATGGTATTGAGGCTAAACTAATAACACAGGCTGGGGCGTGGTATACTTATGGGGATGTGAAAGCTATGGGTATGAATGGATTAAAGGCAAAGTTTATCGAAGACGAAAAATTGTTTGAAAAACTAAAAGATGAACTTACCCCCTAGAGACTATACCCAACAAGAAGAGATTATAGCTCGATGGTTATCTAAGTTTGGATTAAGTTATGAACCTCAAGCTTATTACCATCCGTATGTAGTAGATTTTTACATACCTGAAATAAAAACGATTGTGGAAGCGGATGGAGTATATGGTCATTTAGGTAAGCGGGATAGGAAAAGGGACTCAGACCTTTTATCCTTGGAAGATATAGATTATATTATTCATATAAAAGAAAAAACAAACGAAAAAATAAAAGACCAACTTTGGTTGGAACTAAATAATTTAGATAAAGGTTTAGAATGATACAGAAAAGGAAAGCTAATCCAGCCCATAGACAAGATATGTGGCTAAAAGATTTGATAGATGAACACTTAGAGGGTACAATGACTTCTAGGGGTGTGCAGGTGTTTTACCCATCTGTTATAAGTAACTCATGCGACAGATATGTATGGTTATGTTACAATGGACGTATGGTAGACAGACCCTTACCAGCAGTTTTGGAGAGAATTTTCCAGAACGGTAGTTTTTTAGAAGAACGGGTTGGGAAGTGGTTTTCTGAAATGGGGATACTGATTGACAGAGAGGTTTCTGTAAAGTATGAAATCCCTGCGATTTCTGGCAGGATAGACTTTCTGATTAGGCATGCTAATTATGGGGTAATACCTATTGAGTTGAAGTCTATTAATACATCAAAGTTTGATACATTACGAAAACCCTTGCCAGAACACAACATTCAAATTCAAATGTATCTTAATATGGGAAACTATGACAAAGGTACTGTGCTATATGAAAATAAAAATAACCAAAAAATAAAAGCTTTTTTAGTAGATAAAGACCCGGAACATTGGGCTGATATATTAGAGAGGTGTTTTAAGATTAAAGACATGTTAGCAATGCCTGAAAAATGTACAGGACCTAGATATTGTGATTGTCGACTAGTAGAAGAAGGGTTGTTATAATGGAAGAGCGAGAGACAAAATGGACTCCTATGAAAGCATTAGGGAGGGTGTCTAAAAGAATTGACTCATTAGGTATACCTATATTTGACCCAAAACTACCAGAGTATGAAGGATTAGATTTTTCTGATTTATCAAAAGCTTCGGATAAAGACCTAGAAAGGTTCCTAACTATGTATGGGGGATACAATGCTTTTCTACAAACAAAAGTAGCTGACATTGAAGCCACTGTAGGTGCTTTAGAAGCATCATTTAATGAAGGTTACAGTAAAGCTTCGTTTAGACTATCCCAAGAGCATGAAAAAGCGGGGCGTAAAAAAGCTACTAAAGATGAATTGAAGGGTGAAATTATGGAGAAGTATGATGCCCTAGTTCAACTAAGAAGGGATATTATAGAACAAGCAGCTGAATTGAAAAGACTTAGGGGTTTGTTAGAAACATATAAAGAAGCTTACGGAACGGTAAGTAGGGTAGTCACAGTAAGAACTACGGATAAATACTAATGGCAAACTATTTAGGATTAGACACATCAAGTAAAGCAATACATGGGGCTGTCGTAGACGACACAGAAGCCCTTGTGGGACTATACAAATGGTCTAGTGATAAGAAACTATCCGCTGCAAGATTCCCCGAAATTGTGGTAGATTTTTCGGAAGAAATGAGTAAAATAAATATAACAGATAAAGCAGCTGTAGAGGCTGCAATCTTCGTACAAAACCGAAGGTCCTTGATTTCTTTAGCTAATATAATAGGAGCAGTGTGGGCAGTGCTTGTTTTAAATGACATTGATACAGCACTTATACATCACGCTGAATGGAAAAAAGAAATCTTAGGTAAAGGAAGTTTAAAAAAAGATGCAATCATGAAGTTTGCAATAGAAAAGTGGGGAGATAGATTCCCCGAACAAGATTACGCTGATGCAGCATGTATAGCGTTATGGAATAAGAGGAGGTTCTAGTATGATAGGTGCAGGTGGACTAAGTAAAGTAGTAAGAGGATTCCAAATGTTTTTTCCGGGTAAGAAGGAAGAAACTAAAAGGGAATATAAAGATAAGTTTCCCAAGAAACTTCCAACTATAGAAGATGTAAAAAAAGAGTATGGTGCTGTTGTTTGGTGTAAGTTTGCTAAATGTGGTAGTAACCAACAAGTAAAAAATTTACAGAGAACCACAGGAACTCTTTTAAAGCGAACTAATTACACTCCAATAGCAGAGCAAGAACACATTTGGGCTGGGATATGTACTAGGGGTGAAATAGGGATGCAATTTAATGAAATAAAATTACCACATGGTTCAAAAATAAAAGTACCAAGTTGTTACACAGCTCATACAGATAAAACAGGATACTGGGATTTCTCTCAATTCTTAAACTCTGACGGAAGTCCATTAGGGGGTAACATTGATTCCCAAAATGTGTCTGATGCTGGATACGGAATGATGGATGACAACAGTATATATGACCAATTTAAAGACTAACTAAGATTATGCCTAAACATATACCAGAAGAAACAAAATTAAAAGCAATGCGAATGTACCTCCAAGGGGATAAATCAGCTAAACAAATAGCTGAGGAGCTTTCGATAAATGGTGTGGTGGTAAGTCCACCTACTATCTACGCATGGGCTAAGAAAGAAAGTTGGGGAGACCAAAAAGCTGTAGCTATTGCAGACCAGCAACAAAAAATTGCTGAGTCAGAGGGGCAACGATTTGCTCGAATGCAATCGGAACAATTAGATAGTTACTCTCAGATAGCTGGGCAAGCTTCAGAAGACCTAAAGGGATTGCAGTTTGACCGAGCCCTAGATGCCGCACGAGCCGCAGACATAGGTATAAAAGGACAGAGAGAAGTTCTGCAAGGAATGATTAACATGGAATTTGTTCAGGATATCATGAGTGTTTTGATTGAAGAAATTTCCGACAATGAAACTCTACAAAGAATCGGTATCAAACTAAAAGCTATCGAACAAAAACATAGGGATATATAGAAATGCCTAAAGATATTGTAAGTGTTGAGGGTGCCTTTGATTTACTCTCTAAAGGTCTTATGCAACAGAAAAAATATGATGTGGGTTCCTTTAAAGATTTTGTTCAGAATATTTGGAGCCTATCATATGATAATCCTGAATATTTTAAAGCTTGGCACGTTGGGGTATTAGCTGAGGACATACAAGAATGTGTAGAGACAGGTCTGAATTATGTAGGGGTGCTTCCTAGAGGGCATTTTAAGTCAACTATTTTAGGACATGCGTTTAGTGTATGGAGGTTATTGACCGCCCCTAGAGACATGTCTGTACTTTACTTATCCTACAGTGATGGAATGGCTAAATATCATATTGCTGAGATAAATAAAGTGATTGCTAGGAACCCAGTCATCACAGAAATGTTGGTAAATAGAAATCCAAAAGCTGATTATTCGGCTAGATTTTATAAGAACAATCAACCTATGGAAATAATGCATGGTGGTTTGTTTTCTTTCAAACGAGGTATGCACGTGAATGGTGCTTTGATTGCTGATGACGTTCTGAGAGACCCAGAGAACCCTTTAAACATGGGTCAAATTACTAAGGTGGAAGACCACTTCATGACAGAAAGTTTGTTTATTCCTTTAAAGGGGGTTCCAGTTATTGTTGTAGGTACACCTATGATGCCGGGAGACTTATTATCTAAGCTCCAAGAAGACCCTAGATTCAAATCTAGAGTTCTTCCTGCGTTAGACCCTCTTCCCGGACGAAGAGTATTGATGCCAGAGTTATATACAGAAGACTATTTATTAGCACAACAGAAAGCTAGACCTAAATCGTTTGCTTCTGAGTTTATGTTAGTTCCTCACTTTGCTACGGAGTCTTATTTCGATGCTGAAGATATTGAAAAATGTGAAGATGCTACATTAAGGTCTGTCCCAGCGACTAAGAAATATAAGGATTGGGAAACTGGGGACCAGACTTTTGGAGGTTTCGATGTAGGTAAGAAAAAACATCCATCGCATTTAGTTATCTTTAGGAAACGAGGGGAGAACATCCAACAAATACATCATTCTTTCTTAGATGGCTGGAGTTACTCAGACCAAATAGAATATTTAAATGAAGTTGCTGATAATTTTGATTTAACTTCAGGGTACATAGATAACACACGTGGGGAATTAGAGGACCGGGGATTAGACGCTAGATGGAGAGGAATGCATTTCTCCCAAAAAAGTAAAAATACTATGGCTTCAGTCTTTGAAAATTTCGTTCATGGTGGTAAAATAAAGTTAATCAAAGACGAAAGACAGAAGCATCAGATACTGTCTGTAAGTAATGAATTGAAAGCACCCGACACACCTCTAGGACATGGGGATGCCTTTTTCTCAATTGCAATGGCTTTACAGGCGGTTCATGACACAGCATATAAGTTTGTAGATTTGGGAAGTGCAGCGGATTGGTTTAATGCAATCAGTCCCGGGGAGACCCCTGAGAGTAGGCAAAAACAACGTGATGAACAAACTGGTTTGGTCCAAGGTGAGCATAAACCACATCCATTAAAAATGGAGCCCGTTAATGAAGTTGAACGAGCCAGCAGTGCTCCAAACCCACAGTGTAAAGAAACTGTGTGTAACGCTAATTTCTGGGTCCCTGAACGAGGATTGTGTTTATACTGCGGTCATCGACAATAAAAGAAAATATAAGGAGGAATAAAAATGACATTAGAAGATAAAATTAATACCCAAACAGAGAACAAAGCAGTAATTACTGACCAAGCAGAGGTGATATTAAATCACAGATATTTATTGAAAGATAATTCTAATAATGTTATAGAAACCCCAACTGAAATGTTTACTAGAGTGGCTAAATCAGTTGCGTCAATTGATAAGCAATATATGAAATTAGACGTTGAGTCAGCACTTACAGAAGCTGATTTTTTTAATATGATGAGTAATCTTGAGTTCTTACCAAATTCACCTACACTAATGAACGCTGGCACAGAGCAGGGTACCCTATCAGCATGTTTTGTATTGCCCTTAGAAGACAGTATGGAAGGCATAATGAAGGCTGCGACTGACAGTGCTATGGTTCAGAAATTTGGTGGTGGCACTGGTTTCTCACTATCTAAACTACGACCTAGAGGTGCTTCAATAAAATCTACACATGGTATAGCTTGTGGACCTATTGAAGTGTTAAAAACTTTATCACGAGTATCATCAATGATTACGCAGGGGGGTAAAAGAGATGGGGCTAATATGGCAGTCATGTCTATCTATCACCCAGACATATTAGAATTTATTGACTGTAAAAAGGTTGAGGGTGAGATACACAACTTTAATATTTCTGTTGGTGTTGATTCTAACTTTATGAAAGCGGTGGAAAACAATATGGATTACAATCTAATAAACCCTAAAACCAATGAGGTTGTTGGAGCATTGAGTGCTAGAGATGTTTTCAACAAAATAGTTGAGGGTGCTTGGAATAACGGAGAGCCCGGAATGATATTCTTAGACCAAGTGAACAAAGATAATCACGTAAAAGAACAATATGGTGACATGATTGCAACAAACCCATGTGGTGAACAGCCATTATTAGGGAATGAGTCTTGTAACCTAGGTTCTATAAACCTAGCTAAGTTTTACCAAAGTTCAAATGGACCTACACATGGGTGGGACGAGAAAATAAACTGGTCACGTTTAGAAGAAGTAACAAGAACATCGGTACATTTTTTAGATAATGTAATTGATGCAAACAAATATGCTACTCCAGAAATAGAGGAGATGACTAAGTCTACTAGAAAAATAGGGTTAGGCGTTATGGGTTTTGCAGACTTACTAATACAAATGCATATACCATATAATTCTAAATTAGCTAGAGAAGTAGGGGAGAAGGTAATGGCTAAAATTAGAGAATGGTCAGATGATGAGTCAATAGAACTAGCTAAGGTTAGAGGAACTTTCCCAGCATGGGATAATAGTAACTACGATAAGGATACAGAAGCTTATAGGAATCACTGTAGGTTAACAGTTGCTCCTACGGGCACAATATCAATGATAGCTGACACATCTAGCGGTATCGAACCTACGTTTGCGTTAGCTTGGAAAAAACAAAATATACTAGAAGGCAAAACTCTGAATTACGTAAATAAATACTTCGAGGCAGATGCTAAAAAACACGGGTTTTATTCTGACGATTTGATGGATTATTTGGCTGAGGGGGGTTCACTAGAAACCGTTCCGGAGGTACCGGAGTGGACTAAGGCAGTTTATGCTACTGCCCCCACTATTTCGCCACAGGACCATGTTCTAATGCAATCTGCTTTTCAAGAAGCCGTAGATTCAGGTATATCTAAGACAATAAATTTCGCCAACAGTGCTACTAAAGAAGATGTTGAAAATGCATATATGTTAGCATGGAGAGAAGGATGTAAGGGAATCACTGTCTACAGGGCAGGTAGCCGAGAAAAAGAAGTGTTAGTAAAAGGAACTAAAAAAGAGTCTTCTCAATTACCATTAGATGGTTTTGATATAGAAGAACAAGCCATAGATAAGCGAGAGAACTACAGAGTTCCACAACATAACTGTTGTGATACTCCCAACGTAGTTTTTGAGTCTGGCTGCGAAACATGTAAGTCTTGTGGGTATAGTGTTTGTCTTATTGCATAAGGAGACATAATGGATAATAATCAACGTAAAGAATTTGACAATACCTTTTATAACCATCAAGAGGAGATGAAAGGTATCTCAAGTATTTTAGATAGTCAAGAAGAAGTGAAATCTAAGATACTTCTTCTAACTGAAAAAGTGGATAAGTTGACTCTGTTGTATACAGATTTACAAGAGAAGTATGTTCACGAGAACAATCAACTGCGTCAAGAACTATCAGGTAGAAGATAAATACAAAAAATATAGTATAATATAAAGATAGAGAAGTTTTAGGAGAAGTTTATGGTATTAGGTAATATGATGAGTGAAGGTGGTCAACAGTATGTGGCTATTAAAGATGACAAGCATACATGGAGAATTTTAGACACTTGGCACGCTGACCTAAAGATGCTAACAGCTGATGATGACATCCCTGATGATAGTCCAGCAGTAGTAACATTATCAGAAGGTCAATTTATTGCTTTGATAAAAGAAGCCGGTAGTATGGGAGTACTTGAAAATGCTACTTTTGGTACTGGTGAGGCTGAACTTGAAGCCACTATATTAGATAGAGACCAAGAAATTCAAACCTTGAATGAGGAAATATTAAAGTTGAAAGAACAAAAGTCTGAAGTAATACGAGACGTAGAACACACAGAGGACTACCAGCTAAAAGAGAAAGCGATGGACAATATATTAAAGTTAGTATCCATGCAGGATATGACTAAACTAAGCAGGGATTAATAATGAAATTATCTGAATATCTACCACAAGTCCCCCAAATGCAACAGACAATGGCTGATTTGAATAAACAAATTAGTTTATTAGACGTTATGAAATCTCAGGGAGACACTGGGGCGGCTCCTACAGTTGGTCTTGACCACGTGGTGAATACATGGGTGCGTCATCAAATGGCGTACAGACAACAGTTAGTACAAGACCTTCAAACTATAACCTTATCGGTTGAAGAAATCAGGGGTCCTCTAACACATATTACAGGGGAAGTATTTAGAAGAGGTATAGAAATTATACCTAATAAAGAAAACCCCGACACTGACCAACGTAAGAGACTGACTAAATGGTTACGAGACTGTAACGTATTTGACCAGAGTATGGAAGAGGTATTTAGACAATTTCATTTTGATGTGAACTCTCTAGACGATGCCTTTTTGTATTTAGCTAAAGAATATAAAGATGTGGGTGGTGGAGAGGTCAGAACTAAACTTCTAGAGATTAGAAGACTAAACCCGGCACTAGTTGAGTTTGATTTAGACCAAGCGGGGCTACCTAAAAATTCTCATTTCCTTTGCCCTATTCATAGGGAAGTAATTCAAGAAGCCGCAGGGACATGTGAGAAAGAAGATTGTGATGTAAAACTACAACCAGCAATGTATAAATATTACCATAGAAGTCATCACATGTACTTTACCGATTCCGAAATTATCCACTTATCTAAGTTTGCCCCATCAGAAACATATGGTTGGTCTCCAATACTAACTATTTTTGAAAAAGCTTTGACTTTAGTAGGTATGGATAAAAACTTATATAGATATTTCTACGAGAGAAAAATGCCTGCAAGTATGTTAATGGTAACTACTGACGACCCTGAGAGTCTACGAAAAGAACGAGAACACATTGCGGCTCAAACAAGAATGGACCCTAACTATATACCTATGGTAGCAGTATCTGCTAGAAACCAAAGAGGTAGGGTAGACATGGTAAGACTATTCCACACTCTAAATGAAATGGATTACTTACCTGTTAGAGATGAAATCAGGGAACGTGTAGCAGCTATGTGGGGAGTTACTCCAGCATGGCAGGGAGCTCCTGAAGCTTTTGGTGGGATGTCTACTCAGACACAACAACTAGTAGTTATGAGTAGAGTAGTTGAAGGAGACCAAAGATTATTCCACGAGAAAATTTTCCCGCAACTATTAGAAGCTTTTGGGATAACTGACTATGACTTAAAATTACCCCAGCCTGAAGAGAAGGCTGAGAATACTAGGTTGAGTTTCGCACAACAAAAAATACAGATAGTAAATCAATTTGCTCAATTAGGGTTTGATATAAAACTAAAAGAACAGGATGTTGATTTATATGAGGCGGAGTTTGTTGTGAGTGGTGAGCCTGTACCAACTGCTAAAATGCAGGGTGAACAACAGTTGATGGGAATTGAACAACAAAAGAAGCAAATAGAAATGGAAGAACAGCAACAAGCTATGGCAGAACAACAGGCTGAAGAGCAAGCTGCTATGGAACAATTGCAAGCCGAGGAAGGTGGTGAAGAAGCCCAAGCCCCATCAGACATGGTGGGTATCCAAGCTATGCAAAAGACATATGTTCCACCATCACAAAGGAAATTTAAAGGGCGGACAGGTGGGGTTACCCCTGACTGGTCGGACAAACACCCTGATGAAGAGAGAGATATTGATGAGTATGCTGAAGCTAGAGCTAATAAAAACGAATTAACCCTGTCAAAGACGTGGGTACAGTCGTTGAATGAAAAAGGTTTTGCTGCTCCGATAATAAAACAAGTATCTCCAGACTTGAGTCAGATGTGGTTTTCGGAAAATAACGTCGAGTATATAGCAAACCTTTCGGCTACAGGCGTAACAACTATTGAAAAAGCAACTTTCGGAGACCCGACAAGATTCAGTAGAAATAAACAGGAAGGACCAAAGGCAACAGAACCAACCGAATTTGATATAGAAGATGAATAAGTCTTGGATTACAAACCCCAGAGGGCAGAACGACTCATATAAAAAAGCCGCTAAAAAAGATTTGCAGAAGCAAAAATCTGATGAAATAAAACACGACTTATTGTTACCACGAGGTGAGACTAAGGTTTTGCGAGCCACCGATATGGAAGATGGTCCAAGTTATGACAGAGGTTTGTTTGTAAAATTATTAGATGATGGTGGGTACGAAGTCGCTTATTGGTATAATACATTAAATGAAATATATCCTATTGAAATATTAGTGGATGGTGAATCAGTGAAAAAAGATGCAAAAAAAGTAACATTTAAATTTCATCCTGAATTAGAAAAACTACTGAAGGAAAACGGTGGTGGTGGCGGAGCCGCTACTTCGGGGTCATTTGGCGGTGGTGCAGGGACGGTATTTACGTCTCAAGACTCAGGAGTGTTTACTCCTAGCTACGGCGGTAGGTCAGAACGTAAAAAAAGATGGAATAAAACCCGTAAAGGCAAAAAACGAAGTGGTATTGAAAGACTAGGGTTGTTTATAACTGACCAGTCTCCAGAAAGAAAAATGCAGAAAGAACTTACTTCATCAACAGTTGACCTAATAAAGTGGGTTCAAGATGAACTTAAAAAAGATGATATAAAGTTTCGACAGCAAACATCATCTACTTCTATCAATGACCAGACTAAACAAACTGACGGACTTAGGAATCCTGTGTTATATGATGCAGAGCCAGATAAAGAAGCAGATGTGACTCAAAAAGATTTAGAAGATAGAATTAGAAGTTTAGATGATTCAGAAAACATAAAGAATAATAAGGCTGATGAAAAGGGGGATGCAGGGCAAGTAGCTCCTGCAGGGCTAAGTGTTCAATTATCATATGGTTCGGGGACAGAAACAGGACCAACAGTTGCGGGGGGTTATAGAGACCTAGACGCTGGTAAAATAGATGCTGAAGAAGAAGACGACAAAGATAGCCCCTTTGTTTAAATGAAATTATATGATAGAATGTGTACTAAGTGTCAAGGACATATGTACATAAACGAAGATAAAGATTTACAATGTCTTACTTGCGGTAAGATATTGGTAGTAAAGGTAAGGAGGAACTATGATTCCAGAACAGGCAAAATCAGAGATAATAAGAAGAAGGGCTCTAGGAGCTACGTGGACAGCGATAGTAAACTGGATGAACGAGGAGTATGGTACCGAAACCCATCGAACAACAATTCAACGTTGGCACGACAGCGAGGTAGAGGGGGTTCAGGTAGAGCAGGTCTTACATCCCGAAGATAGTTTAGCTGAAAGGATAAAGCTTGATAAAAAGGTTGCTACCCAAAAAGGTGAAGCATCTTTCTATAAGAAACTATATTTAAAGTCTTTAAAAGATAATACTAAACAAGACCTTATTGTTGAAACTATACAAGAATTTACTAAATCTTTTCCTTCGGTTCCTTTAAAACACATTGAAAAAACCGACAAAACTCCATTTGGGCATCAAGCACAAATTATGGTTACTCCATTATCTGATACCCATATAGGTGAACATGTATTTAAGGACCAAATGCGTGGTTTGAACGAATACAACTTCGATGTATTTAATAAACGTATGTATGGTTGGGCTAACCAAATATTGAAACACGCTTCTTATAGGAGACAAATAGCCCCAGTAGACGAACTAATTATACCTATGTTAGGTGATATGATTAGTGGAGATATACACGAAGAGTTAGCAAGGTCTAATATGGCTAACTGTATGGAGCAAATGATTAGAGGAGCTAGTATTATTGGACAAGCTCTAATGTATTTAGCCCCACATTTTACAAAAATTAAAGTCCCATGTGTAGTTGGTAATCATGGTAGGATGACTAGAAAACCTCCCATGAAAGACAAGTATATGGATTGGGATTACATGCTATATCAATGGGTTGCGTCATTCTGTAAGAACCAAGAAAACATAGAGTTCCACATTCCTCAAAGTTTCATGACTACATTTAAAGTACATGATAAGGTAGTTCTTATTACTCACGGAGATTGTATATCAGGAGCTGGAAGTAGTGGGGCAATATTAAACTCAATAACTAAACTAAGAAGTGTATTTCAATTTAGGAAGAATTTACAGCGTGAGATAGAAGGTGCTCTTGATGAAGACTTAGAGCAGGAGTTTGATAGTGTGATGATAGGGCACTTCCATAGGATTGATGAGCTAGACATAGGTACAGGAGAGTTACACATATGTGGAACCATGAAAGGTCCAGATGAGTTTGCTCTTCAACGATTACAAGCGGCTACTAAACCCAAACAAATAGTTACTTATTGGCACCCGCAGTATGGATATGTGGGTAGAGATGTTATTTATTTGAATCGCTATGATTCTAGTAAACGTACGTTTATAGATAAAATCCCTGAGAAATGGACGGATTTAGGAGAAATGTCAGTATAATAATATATTATGCCGAAAAATCGAAAAACCCGTGCTAAAGAATTAAGACAAGAGCTAATTAAACTCGTAGGCAATGGTGTGTTTGATAAAGCACAGGAGTTAGTTCCAGAGGGGGGCACAGGGGGGTTGAAGAAATCAGGTTCAATCTCATTCGATAGTAAGGGGTTTTATATTAGATATTCAGCTCCATATGCTAAACAAGTGCATGATGGGGATGATGGTGAACTTCCAGAGTACATCCAAAGACCTAAAGACCACGACAGGAATTATTCGTCTACAATCAAAGAGGGTAAATATAAAGGGCAAACATCAAGACCTGTAAGTTACCCCAATGGTAGGAATTTTGGGAATAAACGAGTTGTACAGTGGGAGGGGGCACCTAGAGGTTGGTATACAACAGACTCCCCTAGAGAAGGAAACCCATGGCTAGATAAGGCGTGGGAATCTTATACAAGTTCCTTATCAAGAAGAGAACAAACAGCCCTAACTAAGTTAGGTATAAAATTAAAAAATAAGTTTCAGGATAGCTAGGAGGAGAGCAAAATGGTAGACGTAAGTAAAATAACCCCCGCACAAGAATATATAATAGCCCGACATTCTAAAATGGTCGGCAAAATTTTAGATTTAGTAGAAGCATCACTCCCAGAAGGGAATCAATGTGATAAACTCAAAAAACTTTTACAAGTTCCTTTATATGATTTTCGTAATGAAATGATTCAATTAGACACAAAGGGTCTTCCAGAAACAGAATAGTTAGTTTTATATTATAACACTAACTACTTTTAGTAGGATTTTCTGTTTTTCGTAGTATAATATACTAACGTTAAATATAACGTTATATTTTATGCTAAAGGGTCGGATGGCTAAGACCAACCTTTTATGTCAATGAAATAAAAACAACAGACATAGGAGGTAAATACTATGGCAGATATCTCAGATAGACTTGAGAAGCAAATGGAGGGAACTAACCTTGCTCTTGCTGCTGTAGCCGAAGTCCTACAAAAAATGGACATTAGATTGGCTAAGGAAGAGGAAGACGCAGAAGCTGAGGAAAACGAAAAAGAAATGGCGAAAGCCCAATCAGAACTCGTTAAATCAGTTGCCACTGAAGTTGTTGCAATGTTGAAAGCTGGTGAAGGTGACAGTTATGCTGGAACTGACGTTAGTGGAGGCGAAAGAAAGGCAAAACCAACAGGTGGAACCCCTCAAAATTCTGACGATTCAGAATCCGCTGCTGGCATTTCTTCTAAAATAGAAGACCAGCAAAACACAATCCAAGCTGCCGACATGGGTAGTGACGATGAAGATGAAGACATGGAAAAAGGTGCTCACGACGATGAGGACAAGGAAGAGAAGGGAATGTATAAAGAGGACGATGATGACGATGCATCTGACGAACCTGTAGAAGAGAAGGGAATGGACGATGATGAGGACGAAGTGGAAAAAATGCAAAAGCAACTAGACTCTTTGAAGAAGCAACTTGCTGACACAGAAGCTAGTATTTCCAAAGCAGTCCAAACAGAATCTGAAAACAGACTAAGAAAAATGGGATTCAGGGAAGAGACTGGGTTACAAGCTCCAAAAACAGTTAACGGATTAGGCGTAGATGGTTCTGCACCTATTCAAAAATCTGTTGCTATGGACACACCAGCTCAACTAGCTGAACTTTCTTATTCTGAATTAAGAAGAATGCAACACCAAATAGAAACTGGAAACACTGATGGTGTTCCTAGAGAACTATTAGGTTAATTAAAACAAACTATAGGAGATTATAAACATGGCAAACCCAAGTTTAAGTGAATATCTTGCACAGTCTCAAAGAGGTCTGTATCAGTCTGTATTCGGTCCAGAATACCTTCAGAAACAATCTTACTTTACAGTAGACTCTGCTACAGGAGTATTCAACACAACATACGGAAGAAAAGTTTGGCAAGCACTAAACAACCAAACTAGATTCTTCAATGCTATCCCAAGAGTAGTTTGGGGTAACACAGCTGGTTGGAGGGTAAGAACTGATAGAGGTTCTAGCCGTTCAAGACCAGTAACTGAAACTGGAAGTTTACCAACAGTTGACGTTTCCAACATAGAAACAATTTCTAGTTTACCTAGAATAGTTTCAACCACATTCGGTGCTTCAGTGAAATCAGTATTCACTGCACAACTAGAAGGTGGTGTTGGGGATGTTCTTGCGTTGGAAAATGAAAACGCTCAGTTAGACCACATCAAAGAAATGAACGAAGAGCTTCTAGCTGGTTCAGCTTACTTGACATCAGCTGGTTCATCAACATCATTCACAGTTCCAGCAGCAATGGCTAAGAACTTTAAGATTGGTGACGCAGTAGCTCAATACGACGTATCAGCTACAGGACACGACAGAACTTCTGGTTCAATCGTTTCCGCTGTAAACACATCTACTGGTGCGGTTACAGTTGCTTCAGGTACTACATTCGCTGATGGTGACGTAGCTTACATTTACAACAGAGCAGGTTTAACATCTATCGATGATATTATTTCAGAAGATGGTGCTGCAGTTGGTGGTGGTGAAGCTAGAACAAGAGCTTACGACCTAACTCTAGCTGGAAGAACAGCAGGTGCTTGGAACGCAGGTGCTTCTGTTTCTTACAACTCAGGAACAGGAAGAGCTCTAAGTCTAAACTTACTAGACACAGCAATCCAAAAAATAAGAGAGAATGGTGGAGAACCAAAACTAATCCTTTTGGGACACGACCAATACTTCAACTTAGAAAGATTGCTAAACAGTAACCAAAGATACTTAGGACAAGAAGAGTACCAAGTTGGTGTAGGGTCTGAAAAGACTTTCCCCGGTACAAGAACTGGACTAGTATTGGCTACTTATCAAGGTATTCCAATTATCCCAGACGCTGACACACCTAAGTCTGTATCAACAGCTGATGCAGTTCTTGGTTCAAACGTGTACGTTTTGGATACTGATTACCTAGAAATCGCTGTTGCTCAACCTACACAGTACGTAGAGAACAGAGATTACTTCGCAGCAAATGCACTAGTTGTTAGAGGATTACTCTACACTATGGCTGAGATGCGATGTAACAACATTTTTGTACAATCAAAAATAGCTGACCTAAACTCATAAAGTTTAGTGATGATACTTGTGGGGGGACTTCGGTCCCCCTACTAATTTATAAACAACATTTTGTGAGGACTGATAAGTGCCCGACAAGGACACACAAGTGAATTTAGCAGTTTATATGGAACGATTAGATTCTTATATATTAAGTCAGAACGCCCTCAATGAAAACCTATCCAAAAATTTAGAAAAGGTTGAAACCAAAGTCGATGATATATCTCAATGGCGTAGCAAAATGTACGGAATGAAAGGTATCCTAGTAGCTATAGGGATATTAGTTGTACACACTTCCGCTGTATTAGGTAGCTTTGTAGCTATCATAAATGTAAATAAATAGGAGATTTTATAAATGGCTAATGAAAGACATACGGATTACAGAGAGTGGGACATAGATAGTTCTACAAGAAGCTCTGTACATCCGGTTAACAGGTATGTAGCAATCTCAAATGCTGCAAGTACTACCGCTGAAGACGTGTACTCTATCGTTGCGAATGGCGGAGAGAAGGCAGTTAATTGGGTAACAAACCCCGGCATAGAAGGAAGTACTGTATCAATGTATACAGCAACTGGTTCTGCAATTGCAAGAGATACTGGGCAACAAGCTGAAGGAGCTGCGTCTCTTTTGGTAAACCCTGCTAACTCAGCAGCGGGAGAAGGATTTTATTGGGAATCTCCAAAGATTGCAAGAAGTGTAAACCCTCAACATATAACAGTTCAATGTGAACACAGAGGTGCTTCTGCTTCAGGAACAGTAGAAATCAATATTACAGATTCATCTGGTACAGAGTTAGCTTCTTCTGGGAGTTCTGACTTGGCTACTAGTTGGACAAGGATAACCACTTCATATACAATACCTGCAAACACAGATGCAGCTGCATATAGATTATATGTAGTTACACCAGCTAACCACAACATTAACTTCTACATAGATAAGATTATGTTTGAGGTTAGAGAAGACACTACAGCGGTTTCGACTTATGTAGACGGTAACCAAACAAGTGCTGAGGGTAATCTTTATGAATGGACTGGAGCTACCAATGCTTCTACATCAATAAAGAAGGCATCTATGTCTGTGATTAGAGGAGTTCAATTTACGAATCGTTCTGGTACAGCCGCAGATATTATTTATTTAGCATTCGACAAAACAGCAACCTCTGCTAATGGTATTCCTATTTATGGTGGTGACACCTTTAATTGTGAATTGCCTTTAGACTTTAGAGGAAAGATATCAATGATAGCAGCCCAGAATACTCCTACACTTACTGGAGTAATTTGGGGAATAGCGGACTAATATAATGACAACTGAAGCAATAAAAACTGATGTAGGCAATATTCCAAGTCCATCAAACTGGATGAACTTAAATTTTGCTGATGATGACTCTAGGGGGTTAGAACCTCCAGTAATGTTTTTAGAGAAAGCGGTTAATGGGAAAGTAGCTATAAATGATATTTCTGGAGCTTTAGATGAGTATACCAGACTTTATAAGGCTGGCATAGCATCTCCTGCAGAGTTACTTACATTATCTAGGGCGTACCCCGACAACTCAAAATACTCTAAAGAATTAAAGAAAATGGGCATATCTGATGACGATAATTTAGTTATTGGTGGTCCAGCATCAATTGAAATGGTTGATAGAGAGGGGCATTTAATTACTACTAACGCTTTAGACAAAGCCTTTGATAAATATATGGCTAACTTTAGAACTAGAAATGCTATGGTATTACACTCCGATGTTCAGGTTGGCTGGGCATTACCCGCTTACATTAGTAAAAGCGGTCAAATATTCAAATCTGGAGTGAATGGTGATGGGTTATTCTTCATAACAGAACTTAGAAATGATACTAAGATTGCTAAAAAAGTGGCTGAACAAATAGGTAGTGGTAAACTAAAGAGCTATAGTATTGCTGGAAGTGCTTTGAAGACACAGAATATACAAAAAGGATTACAAGATGTGATGCAAGTAGACGAATTAGAACTTGCAGAAGTTACAGTTTGTGAGAAGGGTGTGAACCAAGCAGCGTCTTTTGATATTATAAAATCCGAGGGAGCCGCTACTTCTACATGTATAGATGGTAGTTGTCTAGTCAAAGAGGATAAAGATGGTGATGAAGAACATGTTCAGGAAAAATTAGACCCTGAAGATGTAAACTATCAAAAAGCAACTGACGGACAGTTAGAAGCTGGATTCAATTGCGGCACATGTGAGTTCTTCAATAAAGAAGACAAAAGCTGTTCAATTGTAACAGGAACAATAGAATCAGATTATTGGTGTTCCAAACATAGTGAGAACACCCACAACGGAAACGGTTTTGAAAAGGGGGTTGAACTAGTTATGAAAGAAAACAATGAAATAGATTTTATGAAATCATTTATGAATTTTATGCAGAAAGAAGATATAGATGAAATGCAATTTGCAACTCTATATAATACTCAAGCACGACAAGATGAACACCATAGATTGTTAGACAGATATGGATTCCCGGCTGAACTTGAACCTGAGAATGCTAGGTATACACCTGTTATAGAAGATGACCCATCTCCTATGGGGCATAAGTATGTACCGTGGGCTGTTAATGAAGCGGGTCAAAACTTAGGAATGAGATATTATGACCAAGCTTTAACTAAACCACAATTAGGAAAGTATACTAAACGGGGAGTTATCGAAGGGGGAAACTCTAAAGAAACTCCAGTATCACAACTAAACACAACTGAAGGATTTAACAATTTACTTTCTTTCATGGCAGGTAAACGGATGAAAGAGTCGGGGACACAAAATTCAGGAGAAATTCAAATATCTTTATCAAAATCAGTCGATGACCTGTTCAATTGGATGGCACAAGAAGCAAAACATGTTTATAAATCAAGCTGCTCATGTGAAATATGTTTCCACAAATCATCTGATTACAAGGGAACTATAGAGAAGGTAGCGGATTTTTTAGACTAGAGGCTGTAGATAGTCCATTTGCGGTTGCTACAGCACAGGCAAAGAAGATGGGGTACAAGAATTTTGATGATGGAAGCCCCGGAAGTAAGAAGAGAGATGAAATAGCAGAAGCTCTCAAAAGAAAATAACTTAATTCTAGTATAATAAATAGATAGGAAATCTATCTTAGTATTTAAGGAGGAAACTAAATATGGCATTAACAATAACAACACCTAGTGGGGCACACGAAGGAGCTGCTATTAGTGGTGGAACTGCTAGTAAGTTCACTATTAAAAGAATACAGTTCGACAGTTCATACCCAACAGGTGGAGAAGCATTAACAGCAGGGGACCTTGGTTTCACTGCAATACACGCTGTTATGATTGACACAGAAACTTCAGGATATGTAGCTCAATACGACTACAGTAACGAAAAAGTTGAAGTGTACGAAGCTGGAGCTGATGGTGCTGCACTAGACGAAGTAGCTAACACTACTAACTTATCTGCAGTGTACATTAGAGTTGTAGCATTCGGGTTAGCGTAACAATTATTTAACACAATTTCTTTTACTTTGTTTGTATAATAGGTAGGGCAACAGATAGTTGCTGATACAAATTATAGGCGAGGTAAAATAAAATTGACACGATTCAATGTATTTGAGTGGTTACACAAGTGGGAAGATATGCTAGACGATGCTGAGATGAACGAAGCATTAAGAGACTTTAAAAAGGCAGAGCATATCAAAGACACATTTCATGCAAGGAATCGTAGGATATAGGAGAGAAGCTTATGTTTGGAAAACTAAGACCACAAATATTTTTAGCCATAGTAGTGCTAGGAATATTATCATCTATTGGTGTTGTATATGAATACAATGAAATAGCCACAGGATGTGTTGGTGGGATTATAGCACTTGGCATGAAAGTGTTGGAGAGCGAATAAATGGTAGACATGGAAACTTGTTCTTGTGTAGAAGCTGGGGAGTGTTCTTGTGAACCCCTCGAATGTTTCTGTGAGTGCGAGTGTGAAGGATGCGACATACAGCTCGAAATGCAAGGATGCCCCTGCGGTGGGAACTGCGGGTGTGGAGTCTAAGGAGGACAATATGAACCCAATGAAAAT